AATGGTTTTGGCGAGTATAATTATGCCGAAGATATTGTACAAGAAGCCTACATAAGATTAATAAAATATGCACAACCGCAAAACATCATTAAGGATAATAAAGTATCTAGGGGATATATGTTTTTTACTTTACGTTCATTATATTTTCAGTACTATAATTCTAAAAGAAAAGTTAATAAAGTTAGTATTGACGATAACGAAAATTTTCTACAAATAGCCGACCAAACTAATTTAGAAGAACACGAAGCATTTAACAAAGTATGCAGCCTTATTGATGAAGTTGCAGAAGAATGGACTTGGTACGATAGAAAGTTGTTTAAGTTGTACCGAGATACTGACTTAAGTATTAGAAAAATTGCTAAAGAAACTAATATAAGTTGGGTAAGTATATTTAATAGTTTAAAGAATTGTAAACAAGATGTTCGTAGTAAGTTAGGCGAAACTTATGAGGACTATAAAAACCAAGATTATGACAGAATTTAAAGGGGACAAAAGAACCAAAGAGTACAAAGAGTGGAAAAAGAACTACGACAAAGAAAGCAAAGGTATTGGCGATGTAGTTGAAAAGTTTACTGAAGCAACTGGAATAAAGAAAGTTGTTAAGTTTATAGCAGGAGACGATTGCGGATGTGATGAACGTAAAGAAAAATTAAATTACTTATTCCCACATTACAAACCAAATTGTTTAACAGAAGAAGAGTTTGATTACTTATCTGAAAGAATAGGTAAGCTAAACACTATAACAGTAGACGAACAAAAAGCATTACTAAAAATATACAATAGGGTCTTTAATGACAAAAGAGAATTAACATCTTGTAACAGTTGTTTCTTAAATGGAGTTTGGAAAAAGTTAGAAAGAATTTATAACGAATACATATAAATGAGTTTAATTAGAAATAGTAAATTGGTCAATCAAGCAGTAGATTTTACTGGTATTCAAAATGGTAAAATACATCCTTCAGATGTAGACTTTGTTTTTGAATTTGATAACCAGATATTAATACTGGGAGAAGTAAAACGTAGATATAATAAAATACCTAAAGGTCAAGAATATCTACTTACTAGGATAGTTGATAAATGGGGAGATGGCGGTTTAGTTTTAAAAGTAGAACACCAACATAAAGATGAAGATACAGACATACCATTAAAAGAATGTTTTGTTACAAGACGATATTTAAACGGAGAGTGGAAAAACTTTGATTATGGAACTGAACCAATAATTTCTTTTTTAAATAAAATAGGTGTATATTACCAAAATAAAAAATGTAATTTTTGAGACAAGCAAAAGAATATATGTATAAGAAGTTTACTGCTATTGAAGATTTAAAAATGAGTTCAGCAATAGTTACAATTACTTCTGTAATTAGTGAATGGAAAAAAGTAAAACCTGACAACAAACATTTAAATGATGTTAGCGATGCTATTGTAGAGATTGCATTGCTTGTGAATAAACTTAATATTGAAAAAGGTAATTATCATATTGCTATGAGCCAAATGTTAGGAGACAAACTAAGAGCAATAGATAGAGCAGCAGCATCTGAACGTAGAGAAAAACTATTAGAAAAAGAATTGAATAAATATAAAAAGAAAGAAGAGTTAGGTTTATGAGTGATTCAGTAAAAAAGTACATTGAAAAAATGGAAAAGGATAACAACTTGTATGATGAATTTATGAATAGTCAATGGGCTATGAACTCTACAATACCAATAGAAAACACTTCACAGGATTTAATAGTACAAGAAGTAAAAGACCTATACGATTCACGTAGTGAAGTAGGAATTAATAAATATAATACTACACTAGAAGACTCGTTAGATGGCTTAGAAACGTTCCTAGAGCATTTACAGGAAGAACTAATGGATGCAACTTTATATATACAGAAACTAAAACAAATAATAGATGAAAGAAAGTAAGTTAATTTGGATGCAAAAAGAAATCCAACAAATGCAAAAAGTATTAATGGTAATGATACAAAGAATAGAAAAGATAGAAGAGACGTTATTTAAAGAAGAAGATTAATTTAAAACAAACAAATGATAAAATTATTAAACGGAGAAGCTTGGGGTAAAGAAGAAATACTAACTCAAATGTACGATGACAATTTTTATTACGGTCATCTAGGTAAACACGCTTTAAGTAGCAGTAGTCTAAAAATGATACTTAAAAGCCCAAAGACATACAGAAACGTTACTAAGTATGGAGACCCTAATTCAGATAGTCCTGCACTTGCAGCTGGTAAGTTAGTTCATTGGATGGTACTAGAACCACAAAAATTAGATAACTTACATTTTATAGAAGCATCTACAAAGGGAACAAAGATATACAAGGAAGCAAAACTAAAGCACGGAGAAGTATTTTTAAACAAAGAAAAAAAAGCAGCTGAAAGAATTGCAGATGCAGTATTAAGAAACGAAGGAGCAATACAATTACTAAACAAGTCAGAGTTTGAAGTACCTGCTATTGATATGTTAGAGGGGCTACCCTTTAGAGGTAAAGCAGATATTATACAAGGAGATACAATCATAGACCTTAAAACAACTGCGGAACTATCTTCATTTCGTTATAGTGCTGACAAGTATGGTTACGATTTACAATGTTATATGTACCTAAGATTGTTTAATAAGAAAGACTTTAAGTTTTTAGTGATAGACAAAGCAAGTACAGACATAGGTATTTATGGTGTGAGTGAAGAGTTTATAGAACGTGGAAAGGAGAAGTTTTTTAGAGCAGTTGAGAATTATAAGTATTTTTTTGAAGAACCTAACGACCTAGACCAGTATGTTTTACGAGGTATTTTGTAAAATAATTAAATAAAGTTTGTTTATAATTAAAAAAGTTTTTGTACATTTACATTATTATTAACAAAAACAAATAATTATGAGAACTGCAAGATTAAAAGATTTAAACAGAAAAACACTAGAAAAGATATTAAGAGTTAATGCTATTTCAGGATTCAACAAAAGAACTAGTGTTAAAAACCTAAGACTTAAATTCAATATGTTAGGAGATGAATTTGCTTGGATTACCTTTAACAAAAACTTTGAGTTAATTAATTTCTTTATTTAATTATGAATTACACAGATTTTATTTACTCACAGTACACAATGAAAGAACTACTTCACATTGTAGCAAGAAACAAACATTATGGAGAATACTTAGACTCCGATGCAAAACGTTGTAGATTAGAGATAATTAAAAGACAACACGAACAGCAAGAAATAACAAACCTTTAATAACAATTAACAAACAAATATTATGAAAACAATTAAAACAATTAAATTAACAAAAACAGAAGTTACTTACTTACTTAAAAAAGAAAACTTATTACCCTTTAACAGGAAAATTACTCAAAAACACGCTATGAGTATTTTAGAATCAATTAGCGCTTATGGAGTTCTAAAGCTACCTGTTGTAGCTAGACTAGGATATAAAAATAACATTTTAGCTATAGCGGATGGTCAGCACACTATTACTGGTATTGAAACTATTATGCGTAAAAAAGATGTTATAGAATGTATAGTTGTAGATTGTAAAACTAAAAAGGAAGTAGTCGATTTAATAGCTAGGTTAAACACAACTGCTAAAAGCTGGGGTAATCAAGACTTTTTAGATGCTTGGATAAAATTTGGTGCAGATAATGAACATTATTCAAAATATGAATTAATTCATAACAGGTTAGAACAAAGCAAAATATCATTAGCTAACATACTTTCAATTTTTGTCAAAAAAGATGGTAGCTTTAAGAAAGGTAATATAAATTTTGTAGATAATCCTGTTCACGCAAATTTAGTATATAAATTAGCAAAGCACTTTGTTCTTAATTACAAGACATCCGCTTTTCCTTTAGTAGGAGTAATAACTTTTGTTCAATCACACCCAAACTTTGAAGACTCAGATATTGAATCTTTTATTCTAAGAGCAAATAGATATTTTAATTCGGAAAATAAATATCCTAAAGGTAGAGAAGAGATGAAAAGTTTATTAGAGACTATAAATGACTCCAATGATTTAGAATTTAGCAAAATGGTTAATGATTAATATAACAAACGAAGACAATATAAATCTAATGGCTAGGTACGAAGATAATCACTTTGACCTAGCTATTGTTGACCCTCCTTATGGTATTGGAATAAGTAGTAACCCTGTAAGGCAAAAACATATTAAAAAGGAATGGGACAATAATATACCAACAGAAATTTATTTTAAAGAATTGTTTAGGGTTTCTAAACATCAAATAATATGGGGAGGAAACTACTTTGATTTACCACCAACGCAAGGTTACTTTGTTTGGGACAAAAAACAACCACACGATTTTAGTTTAGCAATGTGCGAGTATGCTTGGAGTAGTATTCAGAAGCCTGCTAAGATGTGGTCTTTAAGTGTACTAAAGGAAAGAGGAAAGATACACCCAACACAAAAGCCTGTTGAGTTGTATGAATGGGTATTAATAAACAACGCAAAAGAGGGAGACAAGATATTAGATACACACTTAGGAAGTGGCTCAATAGCTATTGCCTGTCATAACTTAGGATATGATTTAACAGCTTGTGAACTTGACAAAGAGTATTACGAAGCAGCAATGAAAAGAATAGAACAACATAAACAACAATTAAGAATATTTTAAATGAAACAATACACAGAGCTACTAATAAACAAACCAAAACTATTAAAAGACATTATAAGTCAAACACTATCTATTGACATAGGATTAAAGACAAGACAACAACCAGTAGTAGAAGCTAGGTTTATATACTTCTACATACTAAGAGAAAAGGAGGGTATGACTTTACAAACGATAGGTAAAACTTTAGAGTTAAACCACGCAACCGTATTACACGGATTTAAGAAGGCTGCTTTTTGGATAGAACAAGATTATGAGTTTGCACAAAAATACATTACTTGTTTAAGCAACTACTATAAAGAAGTATATGATATGTCAAAAGACGAAGAGATAATAGAACTAAAGAGAAAGCTGAACACTAAAAGAACGGTTGAGGTTGAACAAGTTTACGAACCACCTAAAAGACCAATGAAAAGAATAAACGAAGTCTATAACAAGCTACACATACTAATAGACAAAACACCTGAAGAAAAAGCAGAAGATTTATTAACCAGAGTTCAAGCAATATATAGTATGATGCAAATGGACTTAAAAAGAAAAAGAGTATGATGGGAAGTTATTTATTATTGTTCTTCTTAGGATGGGCAATAGTCTTAGCAACTATATGGGTTTACTTTGAAGATAAAAACAAAGACTAACCTGTTTAACAAAAGCATTAAAAAGTTATTGTATAATTGAATAATCAATTTATTTCAAGATGGCACACGGTGGTAAAAGAGCAGGAGCAGGAAGAAAATCTAAAGCAGACGAAATACAATTAGTAGAACGTTTAAGCCCTTTA